AGAAACCATTCCGTAGAGATCAATAGCCTTATCTCCGCTTTCAGTTTCCCGGCGAATTTCTTCCGGGGCTTCATCGTACATCAAGCCTACTGATTCGTTTTTTGTGCCGACTGATTTTCTTTTTAAATTTTTCGCGTTCCCCTCTGGGATCATGTCTTGTTTCAGCCGATAACGGTACACCGCTGAACCTCTCACTTTCTCTAAGAAGGTTCCGGACAGCTTTTTTACTCCGGTTTTCTTTTTTCGGTCGGAGGTCACAAGAGATCCATTGGAATAGATATTTCCGAACTTAGCGTCACCGTTGGATTCAATGGACGCTCTCATATATCCATTTGTACCGAACTCAATTTTATTTTTATCATATAAAACGCATCCGGCATTGCTAAAACGAAGATAATTATTGTAGCCGTCGTATTGAACAAGAAGCTGTTCCGGATCGGCATAAAAAATATTTTTATTTGTTTTGCCTTTTGTCCCGCGTTTTACTATTACGGTTCCTTCTCCAGTAGAGGAATTTCCGTTAAGATACAGACCGCTGGCTCCACCGGAATATTCAGAAATACCATTTGATCGAATGATAAGATCTCCGTTTGAAACAATTTCGTCCTTATTCGCCAGCGGAAAATCCTCGCTGATCCCATCGATTGTTATAAGCAGCAACCCGGAGTTTCCACCGGGATAAGAAATCCGAAAGCCCTGGTACGGTTCTCCTCCAGCCCAGCTCCCGGAACCGATTTTTGCGGTTGTTGTTACCCCATCGTCAACGCCTTTCAGTACGGAAGAAGCAAGCTCACCTTTTCCGTCGTTCGCGTCCAGGTCAAAATATACAGCCCCGGTTTTAGAAGAAATTTTTCCAGTTACGACGGTGTTTGCAATAATTCCGGCAAACGTCATTGAAGTTGTCCACACCCAGTCTGTGTTTTGAGCATTTCTTTCTTTTGAAATCTGTATTCCCTGGGTACCGATTCCCAGTGCGCCAAAGGTTGGGCTGTCCGGGTCTAGATCCTCAAATAGAATAGCTCTGACATCTTGCTTTTTTGCAATGCTGTTTTGAACTCTAAGCTGGCTGTAGGTTCCGTCAATAAAGCCCTTGATCTGTTCCGCTATCAGACTTCCGTCAGGTCTTACAACATTATCTATCTTATTTACAGAAGACGTTACATTGTCAAAATAATTATACTCAGAGCTTCCAAGGACAACGGAAGAAACTTTTTCTTTTAAACAATCATAAGTAAGTTCTATCACTCGGGCTTCTGTTTCAATCCCGAGTTTGTAGTGTTTACAGTGAATGGTGTCTCCTAAAGATACGGATTCCAAAACAGAAAAGTCCTTATACTGTACGGTATTTTGCAGTAATACCATATCGGCAGAAATGGATATTTGGGGTTTATCCAATCCAGACGCGAATTGATCTTTACACTTCTGAGTTAAAGCTGCGTCTAGCTCTGCCTGCGTATCGCAAATAGTCACTCCGTTTTCTTCATCGTCCTCACTGGCATCGGCGCGCATCTTAACGTCTTCAAACGACATAACGGCAGCTTTTATAATTGGATAATTATTAATCAGATCGCTGTCTACATACCCATTATTTGTTATAGTGTATCCGTTATATGCTTTAGGATAAATACGCGTTACAACTTCTCGGGTATCAACGCTTTCCGTCAATCCGTCCGCCGGAATATTTTTTCCATATAAAAGCTCGATCCCTTTATCTGTCCCGATAGATTCATCAATATGAATTCTAAAGTTATCGAAAAGGATTTCTCCACCCCAGCGACTGATAAAAGAATTATCCTCGCCGCCGTTGATTGCCTCAATTAAGTTTTTAAATTGATAATAGGCAGTCGCTTTTTTTGTTATGTTAGATTCACCGGAATACTTGCTGTTTGGGGCCGTCATAAGATCGAGCGCCTGCTGGCCGGTTTTCTCCGTGGGGCGTACATCAACTAAAAAGCAGTCGTTCATTGCGTCCATAAAAATCGGCTCCAGCGTTGCGGAAACTCCGGAATCAGACTTTTCTTTCTCTTTTACTCTGAAAAGCTGGTCGCCGTTAAAGCTTGGAGCTTTTATTACGGATTCTTCAATGATATATTTCCATCTGCCTAAATCATCGATTGGGTGTTCAAGCTCCATCTGCCAGGAACCATTTAGAACCGTTTTCAAATCGCACTTTGTTGGGAAAAGCGTCATATCGCCGTTATGAGAAAAATTTGTATTATCCGGGTTATAAATTTGAATCAAGGTTTATACCCCCATTGCGGAATAATCGAAAGCTGTCCCCCCGATATAGAAATGCTTGTGTCTCCATGAGGAAGCCATAAATCTTCATACCTTCCCGAGATAGCGGTATTCATTAAAGTACCGTCTTCCCGATACGCTATCATATTGCGGCTGTCTATCGTTAAATTTTGCCCTACATTTGCCGTAATTGTTTTCCCGTTTACTGTGAGCGTGTAGTTACCTTCTCCGACAATTTTATAAATTGGCTTACAAAGGTCATATGGGTTAAAGCTTATCGTTGAAAAAGTCTTTTGCCCACTTTTTAAAAACTCATAAGGGTAACAGGTAAAAGTCACGGAGAACTGACCGTATTTTCTTAATTCTCTCTCCAGTTCGTTGTAGTCAATTATAAGAACCTCATAAAAGGTTTCAAGGGAATCCGAAAAGCTCAGCTTTCCGGTTCCCCTCAACCACCTCTTAATATCTCTTATTCTTTTTTGAAAAAGCTTGTCTATTACGGCAAAAGTGCATTTCACAGTAATATTTCCTATGCTGTTGTCGTCGGAAATCAGATCTCCATCTCTGCCGGGTACCGAAAAGGTTTCATAGCGTTTTTCTGGTTGGGAAATTTCGGGATAGTCCGGTAAAAACACGCCGTACGATGCCCCAGAGGCCCCGTTATAGACAATTTCGAATCTGTCAAGACTGCATTGAACCATTAGGCAAACCCCCTTGCTCTTTGTACCGCTCTTTGCTGACCGCCTATCCTTTTTATGGTATATTCCGCTGCCATTTCTTTTAACGGCGTCCCATCGACCGTCGTGTTATTAACAACCTGGATAACCAGCCCCTCCAGAATCCCCGTTAGGTCTACCGGTTCCGCGCTGGCGTTTGCTCTCGCGGCTTCTTTCGCATACTGTACGGAAATATCGTGAGGAATAACCTGTGATCCGTTGGGAAGATATGTTAATTCACCACGTCCGCCCTCGTTCATATATGCGAATCCGCCTTGCCAATTGTCGGTTCCGTGCGCCAGATACGGGATCTCACCGATATTTACGCCCGGGATCAAATTGATTACCCAAATAGCGCCGTTGATCGCCCATATCACTCCATTAATCACGGATTTAACACCGTCTACCAACGCGTTAAACGCTGATCCAATACCGTCAACAATGCCTCCGACAAATCCCGTAAGACCGTTCCAGGCGCTTTCAATTCCGCTGAACACTCCGCTGATTACGTCCCAAATAGCGCCGAAAACAGCCCCTACGACATCGAAAATAGCTCCAAAAATAGTCGCGAATACATCGATCAGAGGAGAAATAAACTCTACGATCTTCGAGACGATCCCAACTACAACTTCAATAATAGGAGAAATGATCTCCACTATTTTACCAATGACTTCACCGATGAAAGAAATAATAGGAGAAATTACCTCCATCACCTTGGAAATCACATTCACAACGACGGTAATAATCTTTTGAATAGGAGGCATTAACGCTTGAACTGCGCTCATAATAGCCTGAATAATGGAAATCAGTGGTGGCATTAAAGACTGAATAATATTCGATACCACCTGTACAATCTGAGTAATCACAGGAGCGAGCGAACTAATCAATTGGTTAATCAAGGGTGCCAGCATGGCGACTAGTTCCCCGATAAAGGTTATAATTTGAGCCAACACTGGCGCAAGTTGCTGCAAAACACTTCCAATTGTCTCAAAAATAATTCCGCCGATTTCCATCAGCAAGCCCATTAATGTTTGAAGAATTGGCTGCAAGGAAGACATGATAGTCGAAATCGTGGTCATGACAGATTCTCTAAATCCATCGTTTGTGGCCATTAAGTAGCTGAAAGCCGCGACTAATCCCATGATCGCAGTTACCGTAAGGCCTACCGGCCCGGTAAGAGCGGTAAATATACCTTTAATTCCGCCAAGCCCAGATACCGCTGTGGAAATTCCACTTATTGCCGTGGAAATTCCGCCTATTCCCCGCACCAGCGTCCCTACTACTGTAATCGCTGGCCCTATCGCCGCTACAATCCCAGCAAACGCCGCTGGGCTGATTCCAAGATTTTGCAGGAACGTGGAAAAAGATTGGATCTTGGTTATCACGCCGTCGAGCGCCGGCGACATTTCTCCTATTGCGTCAAGCACGCCTTGAAATCCGCCTTCTTCAAAAGCTGTGTTGACCGTAGTAAGCACTTCATTTATTTTTGGCAAAACATCTTGTGCCAATTTTTCAAATATACCAGACGTAACATTTCCTAAAAGCCCTTGTACATTATCTTTTAAAGTAGACATCTGTCCACTAAACGTCAGGCTCTGCTTTTCCATAGACTGAAAGTATCTCCCGCCCTCTGATGTAGATCTTTGCATAGAGGCGGTTATTTCATCGACAGAAATCGTTCCTGCACTGATGCGGTCATAAAGGCTTTCCATGCTTTCTCCGGTGGATTCGCTTATTTCCTGCAACGGGTTGAATCCAGCTTCGATCATTTGCTTTACATCTTCCAAAGACACTTTGCCGGCGGAAGACATTTGACCGTAGGCGGTCGCAATTCGATTCATTTTTTCAGCTGAGCCTTGAGAAATATCTCCCAGCATCTGCATTTTGTCCAGCGCATCGTCTGCGGTGAATCCGTAGTTCATTAAAAGCTGTGTTGTTTCCGCAAGTTCCGGCATTTCAAAAGGTGTGGAAGCAGCAATATCTTTTAATTCATCTACTACCTCAGCCGCTTTTTCCGCCGATCCTGTCATTACCTCAAACGACGTGGCGTAGGTCTCCATCGTTGCATTGTACTTTACACCTATTGCCGCGATTCCCGCAAAAGCTGTAGTAGCCATTGTTATTTTTTTGCCTGCGGATTGAAGCGACTTCCCTGCGCTTGAAAGCTTTTTTCCCATGTCACCTATGGTTTTTTGAAAATTCCCGGCGCTTTTTTCAGCGTCCTTGATCGCTCTGTCGAATCCGGTCGCATCTCCTGTTATTTTTGCAGAAAGAGTATAATCAGCCATTTTTCACCGCCTTTCCAGGCTTTTTTAATCCGTTGGCCTGATAAATTTTATCTATCCAGCTTTTTCCCTCATTGGCTTCCACTTCTCTAACGATTTCTAAATTTTCAGAAACCGTTTCCGCATTGGCCTTTTTTACCTTGTTTTTTCGCCATAGCTTCAGCGCTCTTTTTCTTTTTTGCCGGGTTGCGTTATATACGGCGGTAAAAACCGCATTATATAAATGCGTGCTGTCCGCAACAAGCTTGTTTTCCCAAGCTTTATAGATGAACATTTTTTCTTTTCTGGTGAGCGCATCATAGTCGGTTCTCGAATACCCAAAATTTGCAACAAAAAAAGCGAAGTCCATTTCTTTACGAAATGGCTCCGCTAATTTGTCGTAGGCCGGGTCAGGCTCGCGGCTCAGATATTCAAAATCGATTAATCTGCTCGGAAGAAAAAAGGGCAGTCACGCTCCAAAATGTTGATAACCAGACCGCACACCTTAGAGTATCCCTCCGCCTGAATCAGTTCCTCCGCAAGTTTCATTCCCTCTTTAATCGGGACAAAAATATCGGAACCGGCTTCTTTCAAACCGTAGGCAAAGTACGCTTTTAACGACGACACGCCGAGCATTCCACCGCTTTCGCTCAGTGCGGCCAGAGTTGGTTTCTTTGTCACATTTTCAATTAGTTCTATTCTGCCTATGTTGTACTTCAACTCGTATTCTCTATTGTTAATCTGAATCATGTGAGCCTCCTATATCAGCCTGCGGCTTTCGCCGTAACTGTTGCGATACCAGCTTTCAGCGCTTTTCCTGAGGAATCCGCTTCAATAATCATAATCTGATTTCCGGTGACCGCCGCAATTTCGTCCGTACCGTTCCAGGCCGTCTGGCTAACGGCTTCTCCATACGCCGGATATGGTAGCGGGGCCTCTCCGGTTTTATAGTAATATTTATTTTCCGGTGATTTTACGGGATTTACATATACAGCTGTATCCCCGCTTTCAGCGCCTGCAACGGAAACAACCGTCAAAGGACCTAACGCGGCGGTTCCGTCCGGCATTGTGTCCGGTGCCACAGGGTCGGCGGATAAGTCAACCAATGCCCCCATACCCTCCAGCGTTAAGCTGTAAGTCATGGCGTCGTCATAGGGCGCTTCCAGCGGATAATCGGTGATCACCGCAAGGCCGCCAAACATTCCCTTTTTGGTTTTTCCGTTAATTACCTTTATGCAAACAGGATCTCCGTTCTCAAATGCCTGGGAAAGCACTGTATGGCTTTCATCATTCGGCACATAAAGGCCATCATTATCAATCGACCACTCTTTAGACCCGGCAAGCTTCGATTTCCAGCCTCCCTGGGTATCTTTAGAAGTAACCTCGATAGAATCCGCAGAACGGTTAATGGTCAACCCCTGTTGTCCGCTGATCGCGAGCAAAGAAGATCCGTCCGCATTAAAAACCGCCAGCAAAATATCCTTGCCGGCTACCGCTTTTGCCGCAGAGCTTGTGAAATCGCAATAGTTGTTGCTGTCAAACGCAAATAACTGTAATTGAAACATAAATTAATCCTCCCTACATTTTGCATTTAAAACCGTAGCACACCATAAAATCAAAGGTTACAACAGCGTGTTTTTCTCCGGTTTCATCTGTCTGGATAGTTTGTACTCCGCCGTCCGTCTGCATTATCAGTTCGAAAGGCTCTGGAAGAACGATATTTTCTGTTAAAGCCTCTTGAAGCTGTTCGATCATTGTATAGACCCCAACAGAAGAATTTCCTTTCTCGGCAATCGCGTGAACCCAAACTGTAAAATTATCCCGAAACATTGTTTTAGTGTTGGCGGGTGTAGTGTTAATAACCTCCGCAAAATAAAACGGGCTGGGCGCGTTCACCGGAACAGCGTCATAGCATTTCAACTTGGTACGCGTCTGTATTTTATCCTGTATAGAGGCAATAAGAGTAGTTAGCCCAATTCTTTGGTAAGCCATCATTGTTCCTTTCTAATCGCATCTAAAAGGTCTTTTTTATAAATCTTCCGTTGTGTCTCTACATTACGCTGTAAAAACCTTTGGCCGGGTACAAAGCCGCCGTTTACGGTTCTATGTCCGTATTCCACATGCGGGCCGTATTCCTTGGTATACCCGACTTCTTCTCCAGAACTGCTTGATGATTGTCTGAGTTCTCCATGCGGCCCTTTTGGCCTGGTTTTTTCTGTGGATACCGGGGTTCCTCCAGACTGCCTTGCCCGGTTCAGCATCTGCGCTGTCTGCTTTTTTCTTACAGCTTCCCAACGAACAGAATTAAGCTGATTCAGCCTGTTTTCAAGCTCCTCTACCCCTTCCAAAGCGATTTTGAATCCCGCCATATCATCACTCCTTATATACCTTAACCTGTATTACGGTATATCTCGGGGCAAGGTCGATCTTTTGAGTGATTTCCTGACGGACACCGTCAATAACTGCGTGAGAACACTCAGGAAAATCCGAAAATAAAACCGGAATCGCAAAGCGCTGTTCGTTCCGGGTAACTTCTCTGCCTTCTAAAGAGATCTGTTCGTCTGTCCACGGAGTAAACCGGCATACCGTCTTTTTTACTGTGCTCCACTTCCCCCCGGTTTGGTTTCCCAAGACGTCTTCGGTTTGACCCTCTTTGATTTGCAGGTCGCAGGATTTCCAAATCATAAAAAATGCACCGCCTTGTTATTTCCGTCTGTATCGTCGCGGTTATTCTTCCAGTCGGATATTTCTCTATCGTATTCTGAAAGAATATCCTCCACAAAAGAGGTTGACAGATTGGCTACGCTTTCAGAAGAGATACCTTCGTAATAAGTACGCCGGACCATTTTTATTACCGCGTCCACGCAGACAGAATCGAAAGCGGCTGGAAGCGTTTCGGCTCCCAACCGCAAACAAAGCCTGTCCATTATGGTTTGGATATACTCGTTCAACAGTTCATCAGAAACATTTGGATCGGTAATTCGAATCCTTACCCTTTGAAGTATATCCATAATTTATCTTCTCCATTAATCTCCTGCATTTACAACAACCGTATTGCTTCCGGACGCAACCGCTTTATAATACTGATCCGCTTCCACGACGGTAAGCACCTGTCCGGTCGTTGCCGTAATGTCCGCGCCTTCCGTGAAATTAGGCCAGTTCCGCACATTCTGCCCATAGCTCACTGAAGCGGCGGCGCTCCCGAGACGGTACTTCAAAACGTTACCTGCCGTTCCGTCTTTCCCGGATAACGTGGCCTTTGTGGTTCCCACCGCTGACCCCGCAGATGGAGTGACGGTCAAGGTTTTTAATTCAGGAGCATCGGAAACAGTAACAACCGCAATAGCGTTTAAATATTCCGCGAACAGCACAAATCCCATAAGAGCGTAGGATTCAGACTGTGCTCTCTCATAGTTGCCTTCAGTATGGAATCCAATATACGGCACCTGTGCATCGGTTGTATAGGAAAGCCCAGCTTGCGTAAACTCGGAATCACCCGGATCAACATAATAGGGAATGATATTGTTAACCGGGGTTGCGATTACGCGGCCCTGGGGAATTTCAGAGGAGAAAAACAGAATATCCGCACCCAGGAAGTTTTCCACATAGTCCATACCGAAAACATTCTGTACGGTAATCTGCGCGCCGCCCAGGTATTTATAAACGTCCAGGGTATTAGCGAACACCGCAACGCTGGTAGCCGTTCTATGCATCTTCTTAAAAGCGTCCTTTACTCTGCCGATCGACATAGCGATCGCCATTTGAAAGGTGGTTTCCTCACTGGTGAGCTGACCAGTCAAGAGAAAGTTATAAAACTTCGCCAATACTTCGTCCTGAAGCTGTACTTTGAACTCCTCATCGGTCATGCCGACAGCGGTTTCAAGACCATATCTGGCAATCGCCTCAGCCGTTACGGCCTTTCTGTATTTTTGAAGTTCAATCGTGGAAAATTCAATGGGTTCCACCTCATACTGAGACAGAGGAATAATATCGCCCTCGGCCACTGAACCGTTTTGTAATTCTCCGGTGGCTCTTTTCGCTACCAGTTGCGTTCCATTCGCTTTTCTTATTGGCCGGGCGATTCCCATTACTTCGGTGAGGGCCGTAATGTTTCGGCCGAATGAGGTCACAAAATCAACTTCCCTAGGGTTAATGGAAAATTGCTGAGTGGTAATAGTATTAGGTTCAGCCGCAAACAACTGTAAATTAAATTTCTTCATCTTATTTACCTCCGTATAAATAATTCTGGATTCTCCGCCATTAATCGGCGTCTTTCATTTGTGTCTTTAACGTTTAGAATCTGCTCTTTGGTAATCTCACACGGTTTTCCCGCAGCCTTGGGCGTTGTCCCTCTTAAAGCGTCCTTAACCGCGGCCTGCACCGCTTCTTTAAAAGTTTTTGCGAAGGCTTCTACCGCTGTTTTTGTTTGCTCAGCGTCTTCGGAAACCAAATTAAAAATCACCTCGTCAGGCAAATTGATTTCCTCGTCGGCAAGCATTTTTCTGGCTGTTTTCGCCATATCTGAAACAGCATTTTGCCGTTTTAGATCATTCAACTCTTTTTCCAGCTGTCTGGCTCGATATTCCGCTTTTTCTTCTCGGGTCATTTGCGCCAGTTTTTCAGCCTCCGATACCTTATCATCGGTTACCGTCTGCCACTTTCTTTGAGCGTTGCTGACAGCCGTTTGGATAGCTTTCTGCACTCTGCGGTCAAACTCCGCCTGATTACCCGGATCTTTTAAAAAATCGTCAAAAGAAACGGTATCATTTTCCTGCGCTGCTGTTTGTGCCTCCGAGCCGCCGGCGTTGCTTTCCGCCCCATCAGCTTCTCCCTCAGCAAAAAGCTGCAATTTAAAAAAATCTTTTTGAACCATATATTCCTTTCCGCCCCAGCTCGTCCAATGTCCGAGCCATTGCATAGTTTAACGTCGTTTCGGACTAAATTTTATTTACATATTCCGGAAATTCTCCGGAAATTTGAGACACGCCAATAAAAAAGGAATCTACCAGAAGCTTTCCGGCTTCCGATAAATTCCCATAGCTTACGCTTACATTACCTGGCTGTATATTCGTTTGTATCCTGTCTGTGGTAAGCTTTTCCATTGATTCAATTAATGTCTGAAACAACGCGGTAACTCCGGCGCAAACAATATCCTGGCCTTCGGGAGCGTACTCCGCATGCCCATGAATAGCAAATCCGTTACCGTTTCGTGTGATCGTTATCATTTCTTTTTCGTTCCCTTCTAGGAGCTCTGCTGCCAATCAGAGCCAATGCTACGATAGTAGCGCAGATAATTAAAATGTTAATCGTGACTACAGGCATTTCTATTCCCCTCCTCTCAAAAAATTTACCGCCTTTTCAACGTCCGGCATTCCCACATAATCCACTATCTTTTCTCCGTCTGTCAAAATCGCCGTGGGCAATCGGTTTACTCCGTATCGATCCGCGCAAGTCGGATTTTCCTGGACATTTATCATTTCAACTTGGATAGGGTCTGCCTGCTCTAAAACAGGATTCATAAATTCCCGTTCGAAAAATTTACAAGGCGAACACCAAGGAGCATAAAAAAACAACAGCTTTCTCATGTTTCATCAAGCCCCTCATTTTCCGCAATTTCTTCCGCTTTTTGCACGATAGAATCCGCGTTCGCCATTACGCTGTCAAAGATAGCGTCAGCCTGTATATTGGCTGCCATAACCGCCTTATCCGACATTAGGCAGTTATAATACCCTGTTATCACTTCACCTGTATCATGATCAATACCGATTAACGCCAGCTTTTCTACTTTGCGCTTATCCATATACCCGATGGATTCAGAAAGCCATTGTGCGTATGCTTTATCGCTTATGATGTAGTTCATAAAGTCTCTCCTTAAAAATGGGCATAAGAAAACCACCGGCCGTTTTTGACTGGTGGCTTCTAAAGCTTTTTTTCAATTTGATCCGGCCAGACTGTATCTGTTACGGTCTTTCCGTCTTTTTTATTGATATCCATTTCATAGGCTGCGCCGTCGTCAAAAATTTCAACAATAAATGCTGTTTCTCCGGTTTTTAAGAGAACCTTATCAAACATTTCTAGTCTCACAGTATCACTCCTTGTCTATATAAGCGGAAGTTAATCTCATCTGTCCCGTATTCTTATCATCAATCCATGCGGTTATTACCTTTGCGGTCTTTCCATTTGGCCCCGTTAATTCCATTCTTACTTCGTAGCGTTTTCCCCAGCCTTTATCAGTTTTTTCCTTTGCTTCATACTCGGGAAGCTTATCATATATTTGCTGGATCAAGTCATCTGCATTTTCCATTGTATATCCTAGTGCCGATTTAAAAGCTTTAGCTTTGTCCTGATCCTTTTGGGGGTTGAGGGCATATTCTAAAAACTTCTCTCTTGGAATAGCAGCTTCCCAGTATCTAGGCAACTTTATTATATTACTTTCCGAATCTGATTTCAATCGATTTTCTATCGTTTCCGCCTGCTTTTTATCCCCTCCATGCTTTTTTACATAGTCGTCTATCCACTTATCCCAGTCACCCACTTCAAATTCCCAAGCACAATGGCACCAAGGGTGAATCGGCGGGAAGTTTACTCCCGGCTGACGTTCGCTGATTTTAAACACCTTATCAGCTAGTCCTCTGCATATTGTACAAGTTTTTTCGTCCATCAGCGGGGACAGCTTATAGTATTCAAAATCCTCCGCAAACGGCTGTATAGTGGATTCTGCCATTACGTAGGTTCCCTCTGTGTAAATCAGGCGGTAAGCGTCACGGCGGTTTACGTCGCTGAAACGCTTTCTAAGCTGTCTCACCAGCCTGTCGTAGCTGTCGCCGCGCGCGATTCCCTGCGCGATATCCTGGTTTAAATATTGAGCCAGCTTCTGAGTATCATTCCAAATTCGTTTTGAAAAATTCTCGTCGCTGCTCCACGGAACATCAACAAACCTTTTTATGATGTCTGAATTAACAGAATAAAAATTCTTTCCGAATCCAAGCGCTTCCATGCTGTAATTAATGCCTTTTGCTGCTAAACGATTCAAGTGAGAGGTAATCTCATCATTATCCAGCCCGGCTATTTCCGCCTGCCGCATAATAACGGAATATTGCAGTCCCTCCAGACGGTTCAGTTTGTATATGCTCTCGCGAACCGGCATAAGATGGGCGTACTGCGGGTATTTTTTGGCAAACTCGTCCATTTGTTCAATTAGAAGCCGCTTGTCCTCGTCAGAAAGAGCCTCCATCAGCTTCCTGTATTCAATTACATTATTTTCCCCATATTCCTGATAATAAACGGCAATTTGTTTTTCCAGCTTTCGAAACTCGGAATCATAATACTTGGACAGTCTCTTTTTTAACTTTGATTCTTCTTTTTCAGCCGCTTGATTCAATTGTTTCTGCCGATTCGCCCAGTATGACATCTTCTACCACCGTTCTGTTCGTCGGATAATCTGTCATATATCCGTCTTCGTCCTGCTCCTTCTCTATTTGATCAATCTCATTCTGAACATTATCCACAACGGAAAGAACCTTAAGCTGCGTCTGTTTACTTGTAATTCCTGCAAGGTTGCCCGCGATCTGGCTTTCTTCTAACAGATTTGCCGGAAAATTCT